CTATAGGAACAGACGGAAACTTGAATGTTAGTCAATTTATGGAAACTATTGCAACCCAAGGTTCTGATGCACTTTTAAATACAGCACTAAATGCTGGTGCAGATATTGCTAGGAACCCTCTTCATGAATTATATAACTCTGTACAAAATAACCTTGGTTTTGATTTATCTGCAACAGGAGCGTTTTCAACCTTTTTAGAAGGAAGTACATTCTCGCGTCTTGGTGGATATGAGTTAATAGATGGAGGAATTGCTCAGATAACGGCATTTATAAATGACCCTCTCGCCACCCTTAGTCAAGATGCAGTATATTATTATGACCTGCTAAGAGGTGGTCCATCAGGAATAATACAAATGACTGCTGGTAACAGTGCAGTAAGTGCTTCTATAAAAAGAGGTTCTTTTGATTGGGCAGGAATAGTAGCAAATGTTGCTGAAGCAGGTTCTGAATCTGACCCAGAAGCAGTTAAGGCAGAAATAAGAGCGAACGGTGAAGCAAATGGTGCTACCGAAGAAGAGATAGTAGAAGCACAAACACAATACGATAATGCCTTGGCGGTTGCTGAAAATTTACGCAGTCCTAGCATAGGTGGTTTACTAGCAGAGGATGAATCGGTTTCTCCTTTCGATGAAGAGTTTAGTTTGCGTACATCAAAAGAATTTAGTTATGTTTCTTCATTAGAAGAACTTGAACTAGAGTTCGCAACTAAACTTGAAGGTAGAGGAGGACAAACTCTAACAGGAATAAAAGAAGGTGTGAGTAGTGTTATTATTCACGCAACCGATACGTTTAGTAATAAGAATATTGGAGCAGAAGAAATAGATGCCATACATAAAAAGTTAGGTGGTGCTAGTAAAGGAATAGGATATCATTATGTTATTAGACGTGATGGTAGATTACAAAGAGGAAGAGACTTAACTAAGGAAGGTGACCATTGCCCCGCAGGAAATTATGATCAAACTTCTATAGGTATTGTTATGGTAGGAGGTATCGATAGTCCTTCTACAGAACAAACTTTCCAAAGGACAAGTTCTTCATTTACGAGAGCACAATATGATACATTAGAAATGTTTATTCAGACTTTCTATAATCATATTCCTGGAGGAGAAGTGTTTGGTCATAATGATATAGAAGAAACAGAACTTGACCCATACTTTGATGTCCAAGAATATATCGTATCACTATTCGGTAGAGTTAATCAGACATTTGCTGTCGCTCCTGAAACAGAACAAACTCCGCAATATATTCCAGACCCTACACTTGTAGATATAGAAAGTTTAGTTACAGCAGATTTCGAAGGTAAATTTAAACCTGTGTATGCATTACAGGGTACTACAAAAGAGTATGTTAATCCAGATTTACTTGTCGCAAATATACCTAAGAGATTAGAGATTATGTGTGATAAGATGGAAAGAAGATTAATTATTACAAGTGGTTTTCGTACTGAAGCACAGGGAGATGCCATAGGTAGTAGTAAATCAAGTCTACATAGAGTTGGTGCTGCGGTAGATATATCGAGAGATGGAATGTCTCAAAATGAACTTAAGAAACTTATTGAGTTTGGAATAACTGTCGGGTTCAAAGGAATAGGCATCTATAATGGACACCTACATATGGATGTAGGTAGAAAAGGTGCAGGTAAAAGGTGTTGGGGACCAACGGGTTCAAGAACAAGTTTAGCAGGTTCGCAGTTTGCCTTTGCGCGTTCAGTATTAAACGCATATGGTTATGCTACCTCGTAACGGATTAATTTTATGACAACTAAAAACGATAACTTAGAAAATAGAGTAAATAATAAAGACCTCGGATTAGGTCAAGAATTGACCGTGGGTGTTCCTGATAATGGAATGCAGAATGCTTCAGGAGATTATCCTAGAAGAGAATATAATTTTGGTTCATCAATAAATCAGGGTGCTTTAGGAACTAAGATACATAAATTATATACAGGGGGAGGAGATGCTAATATCCCTCTGAACATACCAGAGCAAATGCCTTCTCAGTATCCCTTTAGTCAAGTAGACGAAACACCTAGTGGGCACGTTATTGAGATGGACGACACTCCGGGTGGCGAAAGAGTCCTTATTAAACATCGTAAAGGTTCTGGTGTAGAGTTAAGAGCAGACGGGAGTGTTGTTATATCTGCCTTGAATAATAAAGTTGAAGTTACAGGAGGTGACCAGACTGTTATTATAGAGGGTAATGGTAATCTAGTTTATAACGGAAACCTTAATCTTAAAGTAAGTGGAGATTATAACGTAGATGTCGGAGGTAATTATAATGTAACTGCTGGCGGTAATACTTCTATGAGAACTAAGAGAGACCATTTCCAAGAAGTTACGGGTGATACTGAATTAAAATATCTACAGACAAGAACTGAAAAAATACAAGGTAGTAATACTTCAGTAAGACTTAATGGAGATATACTTTCTGTTAAGGGTAAAAGAGATGTAATGGTAGAAGGTGATTTAGACTTAAGTGCTAAAGCAGGACTACTTATATCAGGAGGTAGTAGAGTAGATATATCAAGTTATAATCTATATGCTCACGCACTAAATCAACTTAAATTAGTAGGAGCAGGTGGCGGATTGATTGGTGGACCATTTATGAGGTTTACAGGTCAGACCTACTCCGGAGCAATCGATACAGACGACGGTAGTGATTTTGATACCGCAATATTCCATGGAACCTTTAAGGGTACTGCGGATAAAGCAATACATGCTCAGAAGGCAAACACTTCGGTTAGTTCTTTAGTTGCTAATTTTGCAATTTGGTCTGATACTTCAGGTGCCGCTTTTAGTGCATTAACAGCAGGTGCTGCACCACTTGGGACATATGTTCCCGCAACAGCAACACCTGCGCTGCCAACATTAACAGCAGCAAACGCAATAACAGGACTTTTAGCAGTAAACGATATGTTAGCATCTTTTCCTCAAGAAGCAGAAGCAGGGCATATTACTGTAGAAGCGAGGGATGTTGCTTCTGTAATTAGAGGTGATTATGTAGATTCCTCTGGAACCCCAATAAATCATATAGGTAAACCAAGACAATTCGTTAAGGTAGATGCTGGAGACCATGTAAGAAAAGATTTCAAGGGAATGGAACACTATAGAAATGGTTCTTCAGCAGTCTTTAGAAATGCGCCAAATATATCAGAGATACGTTCAGCGTTTAGAAACCCTCTAAGCAGAAACGCAGGAAAAGGTAAGTCAAGTGAGGTCGCAACACTACTTGTTGCTGAAGGTAGATTAAACGCAGGTTTCATAAACCCTATACCTCCTGGGAATTTATCAGGAAGAACTGTGGAACAAGGAAAGAGTAATTCAAAATATGGTTATACTCCTATAGGTAACTCGATTGAAAATAAAGGAAAGAAGTTTAGAAAATGATAGTAACACCGAGTTTAATATATAACCCCGAAGCACAACAGGTAATTACTTCGTACACTAAGTTAGCGAAGGGGATAACTATTGCTAAGTTTCTTGGGGCAAGAGGAGACAGAACTTCTTTTCGTCACGTTAAGTTTGAAGACCAAAGACGAGAGATTGCTCGTAACCTAACCTTACATGCACGCGCGATGGATTTAATAAATGGTAACACTTATAGGTTTAATGATGTTCGAGTTATTGTAAGTGAAGGTATCTATAATAGACTTCCTATTGATGCGGGAAGTAGTGTTATGGCAGCGAAAGCATTTGGTCGATTAGTCTACTATCAAGTTATAGGAACTAATGGTAAAATAGATTTTGAGAAAACTTTTGATGTAGCAGAGTTTTGGAATGATCATCTAAAGTTTGATGAAATGTATTTAGATTATGATGACTATAATGCTGATGGAAGTCTTACCGCTCAGATAGGAATACTTATGCCCGCAGTTCCTGAAGATTTTAATATACCAGATAAAGAGTTTGGTCGTAAAATCTTTACTGTATTTAATAACGAAGTGTTTCAGAAAAAAGAACTAATTGAAATACTTCCGAAAGAACCTGAAGAAATAGTAACAACACCAGATAATAATTAGAAAATTGTAAGAAAACCTTAAAAAAACATATAAATAATGATATGACAAGAAGAGCATTCGCACAAGAAGACGCAGACTTAGGAACCAACTCAGTTCCCGTAAGTCGTACACGCAGATATAAAGATATAGATTTAACACTTTCAATTAAACCTACGACTGGCGATGTTTATAAAAAACTTGATGCTGCTGCAGTAAAGCAAGCAATAAAAAATCTTATTATGACAAATCAACTTGAGAAACCTTTTAGACCTAACTACGGTGCTAATATAAGAAGTAGTTTATTTGAGTTGGCAGACTATGGTGACGATACTATTATAAAAGATAAGATTATAACTAATATAAGAAGGTTTGAACCAAGAGCAGAAATAAAAGAAGTTATCGTGAATTCAGTAGAAGGTTACAAAAATACTATTGATGTTACAATAACGTTCGAAATAAAAAGCACTTCAGAGGTGGTTCAGTTCACTACAAATCTCGCAAGGTTAAGATAAATGGCAACTACAATTAATTCAACAGCATTAGATTTTGATGCGATTAAAAATAATTTAAAAACTTCTCTTCAGAATTCAGGGGAGTTTAATAGTTATAACTTTCAGGCATCAGGTCTCTCAAGCATTCTAGATGTACTTGCTTATAACACACACTATAATGCTCTTACCGCAAACTTCGCACTAAATGAATCGTTTTTAAGTACTGCTCAACTTAGAAGTTCCGTAGTATCTCTTGCTGAGGGTATAGGTTATGTACCTAACTCAAGAAACTCTTCACAAGCAATAATAAATATGTCTTTAAATCTTACTGGAGTTGCGGGGGCACCAAGTAAAATAGATATTAACGAGAACTTTAAATTTTTATCAAGCGTTGATGATATAAACTATACTTTTCAAACAACTGAATCTATAACAGCAACGAATGATGGGCAAGGTAACTTTATATTTACAGACATCACAGGAAATGAAAACATACCCATAAAAGAAGGTATAGAACGTTTTAAAACTTTTATTGCTCTTCCTGCTGCTTCAAATACTACTTATGTAATACCTGATAAAAACTTAGATATTTCTTCAGCAATAGTAAGAGTATATGATACACCCTCTACAAGTGCCTTTACAACATATTCCGATATCGTAAATGCGCGTGCAATCAACGAGAACTCTACGTTGTATATACTGAGAGAATCACCAAACGGTTTCTTTGAATTATCATTTGGTAATGGAGTTACTCTAGGTAAAGCACCTATTACAGGAAGTAAAATAGAAATAGAATATCTTTCTGTTGCTGGCGCTCTTTCGAATGGAGCGAACATATTTAGTCCTAGTAATTCAATAACTCTTTCAATTAATGGTTCAAACATAAACTATCCTGTTACAGTATCAACCTTCTCGGCAGCAATTGGTGGTAATTCAAAAGAAGATTTAGAAAGTATTCGTAAGAATGCACCATTCCAGTATGCGTCGCAGAACAGAATGGTAACTGCCTCGGATTATTCTTCATTGATACTTAAAAACTATTCGTCGTTCATATCAGACATACAATCCTTTGGTGGAGAAGATGCACTTGAACCAGAATATGGTGTAGTCTTTGTATCGATATTATTTAATAATGATGTTGATGCGGAAACCCAAACAAGAATAAAAAATGAAATACTACAATTATCAGATGAGTTGTCTGTAGCATCATTTGATGTTAAGTTTCAAGACCCCGTAACAACCTTTATTGAAGTAACAACGTTCTTCCAATTTAGTGAAAACTTAACAACCTTATCAAGGAATCAAATACAAAGTGATGTTAACTTCGCTATTGAATCATATTTCTCTTTAAATACAGGTAAGTTTGGACAGTCTTTCCGTAGGTCTAATGTTCTTACATTAGTTGATAATACAAGTAAGTCTGTATTATCTTCACGTCAAGAAATAAAAATGCAGAGACGTTTTACTCCTACTCTTACTGTAGTAGAAAATCATAAACTTAGATATGCTGCTCAGATTTCGTCAACCGATGATGTTAATTATAGAGTTACCTCTTCACTATTTAAGTTTAATGGGAACTCTTGTATGATCAGAAACAAACTTAATACTAATAAACTTGAAGTGTTTGATACAGTATCTGCTACAGTTGTTGTAGATAATGTCGGAGATTACTCAGGGGATATAGTTAGTATAGTAGGACTTCAAGTAGACGAAATTATTGGAGCAGAAAATTTTGTTAAAGTAAGTGTTGTGCCAGCAAATCAAAGTGCTATATCACCTCTAAGAAATGATAGACTAGTACTTGATGGGGAAAAGTCATTCACTTCAGTCGTAAATGTTGCTGAAGGTGTTCTTAACTAATGTCTAATAATAAAAATAGCACTCTTAAAGATTATAATCGAAGAGAACTATCTTTCCCTCGTTATGAGGTTAAGGAAATTCTTCCAGAGTTTTTCCGTACTGAATACCCCAAGTTGATAACTTTACTTGATAAATACTATGAGTTTGAAAACTCAGCAGAATCCCCCTCTAGACTTGTAGATGAATTATTTTCTAGTAGAGATATAACACAAAACGATTTATCCTTACTTTCGTTTATTGAAGACGAGTTGTTGTTGGGTCAATCTTTCTTTGAAGGGTTTCAAGATAAACGTGCTGCATCAAAATACTCTAATGTTTTATTCAGGTCAAAGGGTACTAAGTATTCTATACAGCAGTTCTTTAGAACTTTCTTTGGAGTAGACCCAGACATCGTTTATACAAAAAATAATGTATTTAATGTCGGAGACCATATAGGAGCAGAAAGTCAGAAGTTTATTACTGACAATAAGTTATATCAAAAACACGCAATATTAATTAAGGTCGGTATTGGAGAAAGTACTTGGAAAGATGCTTACAAACTTTTTGTTCATCCCGCAGGAACCTTTCTAGGTTCAGAAATACAAATAGTAAGTTCTGTATTAGATACTATAATTGCTCCTACAGTTACTATCGAACCTCCACCACCATTCGCTGTTCATAGTGAAGCATCAGTCTCTGCCTCTGCATTCTTAGACCACACATCGCTCGTAGATGATGTTAATGTTGACTCGGTTGGAGTACTCAGCAGAATACGACCAGAAATTACTAGTATGATATTCGATAGAACAAGCGGTATTACTATTGAACAGATGAATAATCAGTATAGTAGTATGCGTGAAGCACAACTCGCATCATCACCAACCTTTGATGATGATAGTATTGACTTTACAAACGACTTTGCTTTCGAAACATTAGACCAAGGTAAACACGAATAATTGAAAATACAAGTTAAAAAAGTATATAAATAGAATAAAGAATTAGGATAATATGAATGTCAAAACAAACATTAAATAAAGGGAGTACCGCAAACGACGGTACGGGTGATACACTTCGTGTGGGTGCGCAAAAGATTAATGAGAACTTTACTGAACTCTATAATTTATTAGGAGGAAGTACTCTCTCATCAGGAGTTTCACTCGACTCTGCAACTAAGGGTATTGTTTTTACAGGAACAGATTCAAGCGATGGTTTTGAAACTAATCTTGTAGTAACAGAACCAACTGCAGATAGAACGATTACTCTACCAGACCTTACAGGTACAGTATCCCTTATTGCTGCAACACAAACACTTTCTAACAAGACATTAACATTACCGCAAATAAATGATACAAGTGCAAACCATCAGTATGTCTTTGCAGTATCAGAACTTGCGGCAGATAGAAATGTAACATTACCTTTATTGGCAGGTAACGATGAGTTTACATTTAATGCTCATACACAGACACTTACTAACAAGACATTAACATCACCGACAATAACAACTCCTGCTATAACCTCTCCTAAGATTACAACAGGTATAAACGATGCAAATAACGCAGAAGTTATAGAAGTTCCTGCCACAACAAGTGCAGTAAATCATTTAAAAATAACAAACTCTGCTGCAAACGGCAATCCTACATTAGAAGCAACAGGTTCAGATACTAATGTTGGTCTTAATATAGGAACAAAAGGAAATGGAACAGTAACAGTAACATCTGATGTTGCTTTTTCATCACAATCTTTAACAGGGGCAGGTGCCATACTCCTTACTAAAACAACAGTTTTATTGAATAGTAGTTCTTCTTTTACAGCGACACTTGTTGATGGTACGGTTATAGGGCAAACTAAAATATTAACAAACAAAAATTCAGGAACAGTAACAGTCACTCCGGCAAGTTTTCAACCAGGAACGAGTCTTGTATTACAGCAACACGAAGGTGCTATGATAGTATGGGATGGAGATGATTGGGCATTAATATCAACATATGGTGGGGCAGTAATCTAAAATGGCAATAATAACAGATAAATTTAAAAGAGAGAATGTTCAGTTAGTACTGGACAATTTCAATAGTTCCGGAAATGACTATTTTATTGGTATAGGTAGGTCAGAAGATTGGAACTCAACAGACGCAGCACCTGTTCCATTAAACAGCGATGTAGAAGCAAGAAGGTTTAGAAACTCTTTACAATCAGTAATGAGGGTTGCGGATGCTACATTTACTGTCCCTCGTTATAACTGGACTGCAAACACTCATTACTCAGCATATAATGATGCTCAAGTAGGATATCCCCAACAGACATATTATGTAATGAACGATAACAACCAAGTTTATATTTGTGTTCAAAAAGCAAGAGATAACGACGGAACAGGAAGAGTTTCTACAGTACAACCTAGTGGAAACACAGACGGAGTTACTTTCAGAACAAGTGATGATTATGCTTGGAAATTTTTATATTCTATCTCTGCTCTAGACGCAAGTAAGTTTATGGCAGCAAACTTTCTTCCTTGTAAATTACAAGGTGCTACAGACGGAAACTCTCAAGCATCTGATACAGAACAACTTGCTGTACAAAATGCTGCAATAAGAGGGCAGATAGTAGGGTATGTTATTGACTCAGGTGGATTAGGATATAGTACAACGCCAACACTTACAGTTTCAGGTGATGGTAGTGGGGCACATGTTAAGGCAACAATAAATACAGTTACTGGATCAGTAACTCTTGTTGAAGTAGACGATAGCGCAGGAAGTGCCGCGAAACCTGCTTTCCCGTTAGGTAAAAATTATACTAACGCGTCTATAGTATCAACAGGAGGTACTCCATCTAAACCTGTTAAGGTAAGACCTATATTCTCTCCAAACGGTGGTTTAGGGAAAGACCCAAGACAAGACCTAAAGGCAAGTGGTGTTATGTTTGCTGTAAAACCTTCAGGTGCTCAGGGTAGTGGAGACTTTATTATAGGAAACGATTTCCGTCAAGTAGGTTTACTAAGAAATCCAAGAGTTGGAAAAGATAGTGACGGAGGAGTTGCTGTAACATTAGATGGCGGAGAAAATACTGCTATAGTATTAAGAAAAATGACCTTCACGGGTGCACCTGCTGCCGATAAAGTATTTACTGTAGATAAAGTTATAGTGGGTGATGGGTCAGGAGGATTTAAAGGTATCGTTGATAAGGTTGACGGTGCTAGTTTATACTATCATCAAACAGATGAAACTGGATATGGAACTTTTGCAGCAGGTGAAGTTATATCAGAAACACAAGGTGATGGTGAAGCAACAACTCATGCTACGATAGGCACTGCTTTAGTAGAAGGAGAGGTACATTCTACTACTGGAGATTTATTATATATAGATAATAGAGCGGCAGTAACTCGTTCAGCAGACCAAACAGAAGATATTAAAATAGTCATACAAATTTAGGATAAAAGAATAATGCCAACAACGTTTACATCGAATGTCTTTTCATCAACATATAAAGACGACTTTGACAGTAGTGATAACTATCACCGCATTCTTTTCAATAGTGGTCGCGCGTTACAGGCACGTGAACTTACTCAAATGCAAACAATCATTCAAGAAGAGATTGAAAGATTTGGTAGAAATATATTTACAGAGGGTGCTTCAGTAAATCCTGGCGGACCATCAATAAATAATTCTTATCCTTTTGTAAAACTTGAAAGCACTCCAACGGATGGTCCAGGACTAGTAGGAACAGAACTTACGGGTGCTAATTCAACAGTTAAAGCACGTGTACTAGAATATGTTGCTCCTATCGGTACAGACCCTGCAACAATTTATGTTCAGTATACAAACACTTCAGGTGGTTCTGTTGGAGCAAGTGCTGTTACTTTTAATGCGGGCGAATCACTTGGTTCGGCAGCAGGTTTAGTTCAAATTAATAATACTGTACCTGACCCTGCTATGGGGTTTGGTTGTAAGATACATAACGACGCAGGAGATTTCTTTGTAAGAGGTCACTTCGTCAGAGCAAACGCTCAAGGGTTGATCATATCTAAATATACTAAGAGTCCTACTGCAACAATTGGTTTTAAAGTAATAGAAGATATTATAACGTCATCAGATGACACTGCCTTATTTGATAATCAAGGCACGACTCCAAATATTACTGCTCCGGGAGCGGATAGATATCGTATTAGAATGGAACTTACTACTCAGGCAATCGTTGATGCTTTAGTTGCTGGCGGAACACCAACAAACTTTATGTATTATTGTCGTGTATTAGATGGTAATATTGTTGACCAAGTAAAAGGTACAGATAGTTATAGTAAAATAAACGACTTACTCGCTACGAGAACAAAAGAGGAGTCAGGTAACTATATAGCAAAAAGATTTACGACAGACCTATCACAGAATATTGCTAAAACAAAATCTCTCATTACTGTTTCTCCAGGACTTGCGTATGTAAACGGATATCGTGCTGAGAACGAATTTGCGACAGTATTAGAACTCGACAAACCTCAAGATATATCAGCAGCAACTCTAGAAGATGCTGGTATAGCATATGGTCAATATTTTATATGTGATGTTTTAAAGGGCACGCTTAATGTTAACGTTTTTGATAGAATAAATTTAAGAAGTGCTGTTACGTTCGGAGGTTCTACAGTAGGAACCGCAAGAGTAAGATATGTAGAACAGTCAGGTACTCAATTTAAAGTATACTTATTTGATATTAAAATGAATGCTGGACAGCAGTTACGGAATATAAAGTCTCTTGGTACAAGTAATTTAAATTATGCAGACCCTCTATTAGAACTTGGTAAAGCAATAATAAAAGAATCAAACAAAACTAATCTTGTTTTTCCTCTTGACCATACAAGACCTCAGTCAATATCTTTACCTAACTATAAAGTACAGAGAGTAATAACAGGACAAAGTACAGCAGCAGATGGTTCTTTATCTGTAGCAGGAGCATTAAACACAGGAACAAGTACAGGAGAGTCATTTACAGATACTTCAGAAGTGGTTGTTGTTATCAATGACACTGGCGCAGTTGAATCTGGATTTACTGTATCAGGCGCAGGAAGCACAACACTAACCTTTACTGGTTTAACAGCAAGTAAAGGAGTAACAATATATGCAAAAGTAAATAAGACTGCTCCTGGCACAAGAAGTAAAGAATTAAGTCCTGATATAGTAACGCATCGTGCTGTAGAATCAGACGGAACTGCTAGTGCACCTACAGGAATTGGTTATATAAACATAGGTGCTACAGACATACATTCAGTAAGTCAAATATTACAGACTGATTCTAATGGTGCAGATTTATCAAGTAGATTTACTATTGATAATGGACAAAGACCTAGTCATTATGGACTTGGTAAACTCGTTCTTAACGGTGGTGCTACTTCTCCAACAGGTAATGTCTATATAAAATATAAACACTTTGTTCATGGTGAGGAGGGAGGGTTCTTCTCTGTTAACTCTTATGGTACACTCGATTATGCAGATATACCAGATTTTAAAGTAAATGAGAGAACAATATTAAACTTAAGAGATGTTCTTGATTTCCGTTCTTCGGTTGATAAGGATGGAGAGTTTGATGGTGACTCTGCTAGTATACACGAAATTCCTAAGAATGGTGATACAGTAAACTTTACGTCACAATACTATTTAAGAAGGTCAGATAAGATTTTCATAAATTCTCAAGGTGTAGTAGAAGCGAAACAAGGTCTATCTGGTTTTACATCTGCTGTTCCAGAACACCCTGAAGGAACACTAGGTTTATTTGAAGTAGAACATAACCCATACGGATTAACTGCTAAAGATGTTGTTGTAAGACCTATCGAGTCAAAACGATTTACTATGAAGGACATAAGTAGATTAGAAAAACGTGTTGATAAACTTGAAGAAGTAACCTCACTATCCCTATTAGAACTAGATACTTCTTCAATACTTGTTCTAGATTCAGACGGAAGACCTCGTAGTAAGTCAGGTTTCTTTGTAGACAACTTTAATGACCGTACATTTACTGACGCTCAAAACCCTGAGTATCGTGCTGCGATTGACCCAACCCTTGGTATACTACAACCGCAACAGATTGAAGATAATATTATTCTAAGATATGACTCAGATAAATCTTCTAATACTATACTCAAAGGTGATACTGTATTTATCAAATATGAACAAACTCCTGCTATAGAACAACTTAAAGTAACGGGTTTTGAAAACGTAAACCCATTTGCGGTTCTAACAGGTATTGGTAACTTACAGTTATCTCCTGCTTCAGATGAATGGATTGATACTATAACTTTACCTGATAAAATTATTGAAGAAACTGCTATAGAAGAAGTTGGAGACCCTTTATATCTAAGTGTAAGTTATCCTTTATATTACCAAAATAATATGTCAATTCCAATAGGTGGGTTTACAGGTAATATGACAGGTGGACCATACTATCTTCAAGGATATTGTGGTGCTGCGATATATAACCAAACAGGAAATATATTATCAGAAACTCCTGGAGACCATCAGTTTGAAAGAGACCCTGATAGTCCAACAGGATATTCTCCGCGTATTTCATATGGTTCATATGTAATTAACGAAATTACTGACACTGTTGAATTATCAAGAATTGTAATTCCGTTTATAAGACCAAGAATTGTAAGGTTTAAAGCAGAAGGTTTAAGACCTAATACAAGGTTCTTCCCATTCTTTGACGGAGTATCAGTTGATGCTTATGTTAATCAAGGAAGCGGAGCATATAAAAATATGGCATCTGATACTGAATATGACTCGCTATCTAGTGAGAAAATGGCATATGCTGAAGTTCATCCTTCAGGAAACACTCAATTGATATCTGATACTAGCGGGAAAATAGAAGGTTCTTTCTTTATTCCGAATAGTGATACCTTAAGATTTTCAACAGGAACACGTGAATTTAAATTAATTGATATAAGCACTAATAATGATGATGCCGCAACAAGTCGTGCTGCTCGTAACTATACTGCTTCTGGTATATTACGTGAAGAACAAAATACTGTTGTGTCAACTAGAGTAGAACAAGTAAGACCTGTTATATGGACAGACCTAGAACAGGTTGATAGAAGAGACCCTCTTGCACAAACTTTCTTCGTAACAGAAGAATATGGTATGTTTGCTACTAAGATAGATTTGTTCGTAAAATCAAAAGACTTAGCAATTCCTATAGAGGTACAGATACGTCCAGTAGTAAATGGTGTACCTTCTTCTTCAAGTATTATTGCTAACGCAGTTAAGTTCGTAACTCCTTCTGGCGTAAATTTACCTACAGCACAAACTACTACTGCGGTAATTGCTGCACCTACTACTTTCGAGTTTGAAGAACCTATCTTTTTACAACCCAATACAGAATATGCTATAGTTGTTCTTGCGGAATCAAAAGATTATGAAGTATATGTAGCAGAAACATATCAATATGAACTTGGTTCAACCGAACAAAAGGTTAATAAGCAACCTTCCCTCGGTTCACTCTTCAAGTCTCAAAATGGTTCTACATGGGAACCAGACCAAACAAAAGACTTGATGTTCAGAATATATAAAGCAGCATTCGATGTAGCAGATGGTTATGCAGTATTCGAAAATGGCGCTGTTCAAAGACAATCATTACTAGCAAACCCTTTATATCTAGAAAGTGGTGCTAAAAAAGTAACAGTTCTTATTCCTAATCATAGTTTACTTGTTGGAGATAGTATTGATATTAGAGGACTAGACTCAGGAACATCTTACAACGGTATTACTGGAGCAAATATAATGGGAAGTAAATTAATTACTGCTGTTGATGGGTTTGGAATAACCTATAATGCTTCAGGTACTTCTAATGCTTCTTCATCAGGTAGATTTGGTGGAGCAAGAGGAGCATTAAATATCGATAAACAAATAATGATGGACGGAGTTATACCGTACTTTACTAGTTTACTTCCTCAAACTACAGACTTAAAATATAATTATAAGTTTACTACAGGTAAGTCATTAGCAGGTGGTGAAACTCCATACGGAAAATCTGCTAATTACTCTTCAGATATAAGGTTAAGGCAAGAAAACTTCTTCCCTTCACCTAGAATTGTTGCGTCCCCTGTAGCAGAAGCAAACACTAATAACTTCGCTGCAGGAACTAAGTCCGTTACATTTAAAGTTGATATGACAACGAAACATGCTAACGTATCACCTCTTATAGATGCGTCACGTACTTCTCTTATAACATTACGAAACCTGATTGATAATCAAGTTGCAAGTGGTGCTGTAGCAGGAGAAGAAAATGTTCCTCTAGGATATGTAGCAGAAACTAATGCTTTCGGAGGTTCTGCGTTATCTAAGCATATGACCTCAGTTCAAACACTTGAGGAATCATCTGTTGGTTTAAAAATTATTCTTGCTGCTCTAAGACCTAAAAAGTCTAGTATAAGTTTATATTATAGAACAGGTACAGACGGAGATGATATATTTAATAATGATTGGGTTCTTGTATCTCCCGATACAGATATTGCTCCTGACGGAAGAAGGTTCCGTGAGTATAGGTATCTTGTTGGTGGAGTAAAAGGCGAACTTGATGCGTTTACACAATATCAATTAAAGATTGTAATGAACGGAAATAATTCATCTCGTGTACCAAAAATTAAGGACTTGCGTTCTATTGCTATGGCGGTATAATGAAAAGTAATTTTATAAGGTGCGAAAATGGTATAGGACTTGCTCGTGATAAAAGAACAGGAGCAATCGTGAATATAAATAAAAGTGAAATTAATGCAGCACGTGAAAGAAAGAAAAATAAAATAAATAAGGAAAACGAGTTAGAACAACTTAAGACAGATGTCTCTGAGATGAAACAACTCTTAAACACAATAATAGAGAAACTATAATGGCAGAGTATACACCAGCACCACAACTTGTTATAACAGACACCTTCTCGACGTTGGTGACAGATTTCAATACAGTTTCTTCAGGTTTAGGAGCAACTGGAGATTTAACTACAAATGTTAAGACTTCTATAGTTGGGGCAATCAACGAAATAGAAGGTGTCTTTGATGCCTCCGAATTTGGAATTAGTGCGGGTTCAACCGCATTCGATATAACAACCACTAACGCGAGCGGTATATCTCTTGCTGCACCGATAACTTCTTTGACAGGAAATCTATCTTTAGTCGACAATAAAGAGATACGAGTCGGTACAGGAGATGACTTAATAGTTTCACACGACGCCACTAACTCAATAATCAAGGGCGACTCAATATATATAAAAGCAAAATCTGCTGACGAAAATATGGCGTCTTTCACTTATAATGGCGCAGTAAATTTATATCATGATGCCATAAGTAGACTTGCTACAACTGCTGGGGGTGTTTCAATTCCAAATGACGTAGAACTTGGTGCTACTTCAGTGATCAAAAGTGGAGGTAATGCCGCAATAACCTTTGCTAATGCGAATGTCACTATGGGTGGAAACATAATTATAGCAGGTACTGTGGATGGAAGAGATGTTTCTGTAGATGGTACTAAGTTAGATACTGTAGAAACAAACGCTGACGTTACCGATACTGCTAATGTAACTGCTGCTGGTGCGCTGATGGATTCAGAGTTAGCATCTATTGCTGACGTAAAAGCACTAGACCAATCTGTTATCTCAGGAGCATCACCTACTTTTGGAACTGCAAACTTTACAGATGCAACCAATAAAAGGTTGATGACTGATGCACAGGAAACCAAGTTAGACAGTGTTGAGACAAATGCTGACGTAACCGATACTGCTAATGTAACTTCAGCAGGTGCTTTGATGGATTCAGAGTTAGCATCTATTGCTAACGTAAAAGCACTAGACCAATCTGTTGCATCTGGCGCGTCACCTACATTCGGTACTGCGAACATGACAGATGCATCAAATAAGAGATTTATGACAGATGCGCAAGAAACTAAACTAGACGGTGTTGACGCAGGTGCTCAAGTAAATAGAACTGCTTCTGCTACACTAACTTTAATTAAAACCGTTGATGGTACAACTTCAGGATTAGATGCTGACTTGTTAGACGGACAACATGGTTCATATTATGGTACAGCAAGTGCTGTATCCGCAAACTCTACTGCTATAGGTACACTTAGTAGTTTAAGTTCTGATATAGATGTTGATAGAACTAATTTAGTTGCCGCCATTAATGAATTACAGGGCGACATAAATCAAATTAACACGAGCGGCGCAACAGCAAACAATACCTTAATAGGTACACTGGCACAATTAAATACAAATACACAGAATAATATCGTTGCCGCAATAAATGAAAATCATACAGAGGTATCTGCTGCAACAACTAAGTTAAGTGGTATTGAGGCAGGTGCTAATGTTACGGATACCGCAAATGTATTCGCATCGCTTGTTGAAGGGGATGGTATAGATTTAGACTCAAGTTCTGGTACAATCAGTTCTGCCCTTGTAACCGCAACTTCTTCTGCACTAGGTCTTGTTAAAATTGGATATACTGAAAACGGTAAAAATTATCCTGTTGAATTATTAAACGGTCAGATGTTTGTTAATGTTCCTTGGGATGCAGACACAGACACAAACACACAAAATCAATACTCAACTTCAGTCGTATCATCGAGTGGTATAAAACTAAGATTAAGTGGAACAGGTCATAACGGGTCAACAACAGATGATGTAAAGTTTGTAGGTGCTGGTTCATCAACTGTTTCAAGAACAGATGCAAGTACAATAACAATAACATCAACAGATACTAATACTCAAAGAGCAATACATGATACTCCTGTTGATGGAGCAACTACTACATCAATCTCAAGTAATTGGGCATTCGATAATGTTAAAACACCAGTACCAAGTGGTGCTGTATTTACTGATACTAACACTAATACTCAATTATCTAATGAACAAGTACAAGATATAGTTGGTGCAATGTTGGGCGGTACTGAAACTGGAATTACAGTAACTTATCAAGATGGTACTGGAGATATTGATTTCGTAGTTACATCTCAAACCCAAAATGACTTTACAAATACTTTAAAAACAAAGTTAGATGGTATTGCGACAGGTGCTGAAGTAAATAGAACTGCTTCTGCTACACTAACTTTAA